TAAAATTGAATTTGAAGCTTCTTTAAGTTTAGAAGATTTTTTAGTGGTCATTTATAAATTATACTAATTTATAATTTTTAAGTATTTATTTTATATATAAATAAATAATTTATTATTATTATATTTTTTTCTTCTTTATTAATATAAAACATAATGAATTTTACAATGAGTGAGTTAGTAAAAAGAGCAGTAAAATATTTAATTGAGGGTTTAATGGTTGCAATTGTTGCTTTCGTAATTCCACAAAAGCAATTGAAATTTGATGAAATAGCAATTATTGGTCTAATGGCGGCCGCAACATTTTCTATATTAGATACATTTATTCCATCTATGGGTGTTTCTGCACGCTCAGGCGCCGGTTTTGGTATAGGTGCTAATTTAGTAGGCTTTCCACGAATGGGTTAAATAATGTTTATAATTATGAATTATGAATATACAATAATGTTATAATTATATTATTATTATTTTAATATTATAATTATAATAATATAATAATTATAATAATTATAATATTAAAATAATGGCGTTTACGAGATTTTACGACGACCCTTGTAGAATTCAAAAATATTTAGAAGAAACTACTAATATTGGAAATTATAGCATAAATGTTCCCGGAAATGGGGAAAAACCATTATTACTAAATGACCCACATATTAACATGCAAAAATGGGGCGCTAATTTATCACAAAATAAGACCGATTTAGAAAGTGAATTACATTTTTTGCATAGAAAATTAAACAAAGATACTATTAGAGAAAATAATTATGTGGATTATTTAAACACTAATCCATTATATAATCAAAATAGTTATAGCATAAATAGTGAAGAAATAACTGCTCAATCCCGATCAACCCATCCTTCGTGGATATATAGAGAAATAAATAATTTTTCCAGTGAAAATAATATTCCAAATAATTTTAATTATTTACACTTAGATCCACAAGAAAATATATGTATTCCTTTTCATAATAATATTAGTTCTCGAATAATTCAAAAAGATTATTATCAATTAAGCAATAATTTTGATATACAACGAAGAATTACAAACTAATGTAATAATTCATATTATTTATAATAAATATAATAAATATATTAAATATATTAAATATATAATAATATTTTTAATATATTATATAAAATACTATGGCAGCTTTAGCAATACCTATAGTACTATTAGGAAGTATATATATTTTATCAGAACAAGAAAAAAAAGACACATATAAACAAAGAAACATTGCTAATAATATTTTAAAAAAGGAATTTTTTACAGAAAATAGATTAAATGAGGGATTTAATAATTACAATGATGCTAATATTACAGACTTAATAGTTACAAATAATGACTCAATAAATAGTTATGCTAATCCAAATCAACAAACAGATAATTTTTTCATTGCTAACTCAACAAATATATTAAGAGAACCACCAAAAAATATTAATTTAATGTCTGGACAACAATCTAATAGTGACGATTTTAAACATAATAATATGAAACCATTTTATGGAGCAAAAATTCGCGGCTCTATTGCAGATATTAATTTAACAGAGTCAATATTAGATTCAAAACAAGGTTCCGGAAGTCAAAATTTTACTAAAGCAGAAATAGCACCGTTATTTAACCCGTCAGACAATGTAAATATTCCTAATGGAACTCCTAATAATAGTGATTTTTTTCAGTCCCGTATTAATGAGTCTATGAAAATGTCAAATGTAACTTTATGGGAACAACAAAGAGTAGGACCAGGACTTAATTTAGGATATGGTTCTCAAAATGGCGATGGTTTTAATAGTGGCGGTATTGAAGGCAGTCATGGTTTTAATTCAGGCATGATGGCGCGGGAATCGTGGATGCCTAAGTCTGTAGATGATTTAAGGGTTGATACTAATCCTAAAATGAGTTATAATTTAGATGGTCATCAAGGTCCCGCAATTTACCCAATAAAAATGCAAGGTCCAAATAGTAAAATCGGTGTTGTTGAAAAACATTTACCTGATAAATCATATGAATCTGGTCCGACCAGATGGTTTACTACAACAGGAGTAGAACAAGCACCTCCGATTAGAAGCACACAAGTAATTCCAATGGAAAATAGAATTAGCACAACACGTGAATATTATGGTGCAACTTCAAATAATGAATCTGGACGTGCATCATATATTAAGCAAGATTTTGAAGATTCGAAAAAACAATCACTTGGTGAGCTACCAATTATTAATGCCAGTGCAAGTGGAACAAATGGTGCTAATCCAAATGATTATGGATACAATAGTTATAATATTTACAATAATAATAGAAACACAGACAAAGAAACAACTGATTTTGGTGGTGTTTATGGCATGGTTAAAGCATCTATTGCACCCGTGTTAGATATTTTTAGACAAACACGAAAAGAAAATGCTATTGGTAATTTACGCCAAACAGGTAATGTTAATGGTATTAATCCAACCGGTCATTTATTCAATATTAACGATAAAACAAAAGTAACAAATAGAGAAATGACAACCAATAAAATAGATATGAATTATGTGAATGTTCAAGGACAAAATAATACAGGTAATGCTTATCAAGTAACACAGCATCAAAATTATGACAATCAAAGAACAACCACAAGTGTTGAATATATTGGTTCTGGTAATGCTTGTGGAACCGGATTGAGACCTTATAATAACGCATATGCACAACAAAATAATGTAAATAAAAGTTATGAATCGCGCACCAATCAAGGTTCTATGAATTTATTTAATAATTATAATAATTCTACGACTGTTCGCAATGAGTCTATGCTTCAGCAAAATAGAGGACTTATAAATAATGGTGGTCCAAACATTACACCATCTGTGCATTTTATTGGAGAAGTAAATGGTATGCAAAGTTATGACCAAAACTTTAATAGTTCACGAATGGATGAATCATTGTTATCTGCATTTAAAAGCAATCCATATACTAAATCTCTTAGTAGTGTTGCTTAATTAATTCTAAAATGTATTAATTAATATATAAATTTTGAATATTAATTAATATTTCTTATAAATATATTATAAGAAATTTATTATAGATAGGATAGTTATAGCAAACTATAATAATAGTATTGTTATTTTCTTAAGTAGTATTAATATAACTATTAATATAACTATTTAACTATTTAACTATTTATATAACAATTTAACTATTTATATAACAATTTAACTATTTATTTAACTATTTATTTTCTACTTCTACTTCTACTTCTTCTTTTTGTTTTTGAATTGTCATGTCGAACCCATCCAAATTTACCTTTTTTAGTAAAATAACCAGCTTTTTCTAAACGTTTTTCGCGTTTAGCACGATTATATACTTTTCTTGATACTACGTGTCCGCGCTTATTCATTAATAAATCGGGTTTTTTTAGATTACCTTTTGTTTTATATGCTGTATTGTGCCAAACTTGTGCACGTGATCCATTTAAAAATTGATACTTATGTCCATTAATATGATACATATTGTCGCTCGATTTCATATGCTTTTTAGTCATTGTTATAAATTAATATGAGAAAATAATTAATTGCTTAATTAATTGCTAAATTAATTGCCTAATTAATTTCTTAATTTTTTAATTTACTAATTTTTTAATTTCTTAATTTCTTAATTTCTTAATTTCTTAATTTCTTAATTTCTTAATTTCTTAATTTACTAATTTCTTAAGTTAAAAAATTAGTTATTTTGATAACATTTAAATATTTATAAATTATAAATATTTACTATTTATGTCAAATAGTGACTATAATAAAGTAATTAGCACATTAAGCAGTGTTTCACAGGACTATACTTATAGTCCTGATCCAAATAATTTAATATGTATTGATACATCTAATAATAGAATTGGTATTAATACATTAAACCCATTATATTCCCTACATATAGTAAATGGTAATATAGATGTTAGCACAATAACAGCTGATACTGTATTTTCTGAAAATTACAATTCTCAAGGAGAGAATAATATTGATGTTACTTATTTAACTGCACAAAACATTAATAGTAATACTATTAATGTTGCTACTATGTTAGATATTAGTCGTGGACCAATTAAAGCAAATTACATTACTATTAGTAATTCATTAGATATTAGTCGTGGACAAATAATTAGTAATGTTATTAGTGCTAATGCTATTACTATTAGTAATTCATTAGATATTAGCCTTGGTAAAATATATAGTAACGCAATTAATACTAATGCTATTACTATTAGTAATTCATTAGATATTAGCCTTGGTAAAATATTTAGTAATGTAATTAATACTTATGCTATTAGTATTAGTAATTCATTAGATATTAGTAAGGGTAAAATATTTAGTAATGTAATTAATACTTATGCTATTACTATTAGTAATTCATTAGATATTAGTCAAGGCAACATTAACGCAAATAGTATTGACCTTAGCTCTATTACACTAACTTATGAATTGGATATTAGTAAAGGTCATATTAAAGCAAATATTATTGATCTTAGTGCTATTACACTAACTTCGTTATTGGATATTAGTAAGGGTCACATTAAAGCAAATACTATTGACGCAAGTGCTATTATATTAAGCACCTTATTAGATATTAGTAAGGGTCACATTAAAGCAAATACTATTGATGTTAGTTCTATTACGCTAACCTCTTTATTAGATATTAGCAAAGGTAACATTAAACCAATTACTATTGATGTTAGTGCTATTGTCGTAACTGGATTATTAGACATTAGCAAGGGTATAATACATGCCAATACTATAAGTGGAAATGCTATTAGAATTAATACCAATGCTGTTAGTGGTAATATTATTAATATTAGTACCAATACAAATGAAAATGTAATTAATATTAATATTACAAATGTAAATAGAGATGCTATTAATATTAATAATGGTAGAGTAGCAACAAGAGATCATATTAAAAATGCTATTCCATATGGAATAATTATGGCATATAATTCTACTATTATACCATACGGTTGGAAACTATGTGATGGAAATAATGGAACACCAAACTTAATAAATAGGTTTATCTTAGGTGGGGGTGGAACTCGGAACATTGGCTTTACTGAGGGCGCCGAACGGGTTACTTTAGGTATATCTGACATGCCTCAACATACACATGGTGGTGCTTCCAGTTTATACTATCGAGATAGTACAACAACTCAAAGTGGGAGTGGTCAGGGTGTAAATAACACCGGATTTGTCTCACATTATACAGGTAATACTGGAAATAATGCATCTCATGAAAATATGCCTCCTTTTTATGTATTAATATATATAATGAAAACGCGTGATTATGATTTTTGTTACAATGTTATAATTTAGCTTCAATATAATACCATAGACTTCGATATTGCTTTATATTAATTAGTTAATTATTAATTATTAAAATATTTAATAATTATAAATTATTATTAATTATTAAATGTCAAATAGTGAATACAACAAAATTGTAAGTACAATTAATAGTGCTTCACAAGACTATACTTATAATCCACCATCAAATAATTTAATATGTATTGATACATCTAATAATAGAATAGGTATTAATACATTAGATCCATTATGTTCTTTACATATTAGTAATGGACATATAAGGGCAACTAATATATATACCACATCTATAATTGCTAACTCATTTACAACTCTTCCGGGCGGTTCTGTTAATGTTGATTATGTAAATACAAGCAATATTAATAGCACTACTATTAATGTTACTACTATGTTAGATATTAGTAATGGTCAAATTAAAGCAAAAAATATTACTATTAATGAAACATTAGATATTAGTCTTGGACAAATTAATAGCAATAGCATACGCGCTAATGCTATTAATATTAATAATTTATTAGATATTAGCAAGGGAAGCATTAGAGCAAATACTATTGACGCAAGTTCTATAATTATTAGTGCGTTATTGGATATTAGCAAAGGTACTATTAAAGTAAAAACTATTGACACAAGTTCTATAACTATTAGTGATTTATTAGATATTAGTAAAGGTAGCATTAAAGTAAATATTATTGATAGTAGTTCAATTTTTGTAAATACTTTATTGGATATTAGTCAGGGTAGCATTAAAGCAAAAACTATTGATAGTAGTTCTATTGTTATAACATCTTTATTAGATATTAGTAAGGGGCGCATTAATGCAAATACTATTGATCTTAGTGCTATTACACTAACTTCGTTATTAGATATTAGTAAGGGTCACATTAAAGCAAATACTATTGACCTTAGTGCTATTATGCTAAGTTCTTCGTTAGATATTAGTAAGGGTCATATCAAAGCAAATACTATTGACGGTAGTTCTATTGTTGTAAGTTCACTGTTAGATATTAGTAAAGGTAAGATTAAAGCAAATACTATTGATGTTAGTGCTATTACTGTAACTGGATTATTAGATATTAGCAAGGGTATAATACATGCCAATACTATAAGTGGAAGTGTTATTAGAATTAATTCTAATGCTACCAGTGGTAATATTATTAATATTAATGTTGACTCCAATGTTAAAGGAATTAATATTACTACTACAAATATAAATAAAGATGCTATTACTATTAATGGTATAAGAGTAGCAACTATACAACATATTAAAAATGCTATTCCTGTTGGACTAATTGTTGCATATAATTCTATTGATACACCATATGGTTGGGCTCTATGTGATGGAATTAATGGAAGACCTAACTTAATAAATAGGTTTATCTTGGGAGGAGGTGGGTCTCGGAACATTGACGCTACTGGGGGTGCAGAAGAGGTTACATTAACATATCAGGAGCTACCAAGTCATTCACATTACGCTACATTAAGCTACTTATCAAACTCAGGTAGACATAATCAAAAAGATTCAGGGGGTAGGTCTGGGTACTGGATCGGAGGATATAACTCAGGTGGATATACCGGAGCAACTGGAAATAATGTGCCTCATGAAAATATGCCTCCTTATTGTGTATTAGTATATATAATAAAAACACAAGATTATGATTTTTCTTATAATCTTGTAACTTAGTTTCAATATAATATTATTTTGATTATTCTTGAATAATGTCATATCTTGAATATATTCATAATTTGAATATATTCATAATTTGAATATATTCCTATGTATAACATAATTTGGCATTATTTATATTAATTAGTTAATTTATAATTATTAATATATATAATAATTTATAATTATTATAAATTAATGTCAAACAGTGACTACAATAAAACTGTTACTGCAATTAATAG